TGGTTTAATCTGATAGGTATGGCATTTAAAGCGGGTTCGCATATCTATCAGAACCGCCAAAAAACAAAAATGTTAATGTCTGATGCACAAATGCGTCATGCAGAAAAAATGGCTAATGGTGAAGCTGAATATCAAGGTAAATTATTAGAGGCTAGACAATCGGACTGGAAAGACGAATTCATTTTACTTTTATTGTCGGCGCCCATCGTTTTATTAGCCTGGGCGGTTTGGTCAGAAGATCCATCAGCAATGGACAAAATGCAACTTTTCTTCAAATACTTCTCGGAACTTCCGTTCTGGTATCAAACTATTTTTGTGGGAGTCATTGCATCTGTTTATGGACTTAAGGCAACAGATCTGATAAAGCGTAAGTAGTGGACTACGATACTTTAAAAGCAATAAGCAAACGTTTAGATAAACGAAAAGAAGTTTTAACNGATAANATCACATTTGGTGTTGACAATTGGGGATCCTATCAATATATTGTAGGACAAATCAGATCTATAAATGATCTGCAACAAGATCTTAAGGACTTGCTGAAGAAACAGGAGCTATATAATGACGATAATAACGCCAAAGGCGCAGGAACATAACAACGAAGAAATACCAGCCAAAAAAGAAGGCTTACTCAACGCATACAAATCAAAAGAAGAAATAGAAAAACTTTATCTTGATAAAGATTCTATTGATCAATCTGAACTCGATAAATTACCGACTCCAACAGGATGGAGAATTTTAGTGCTTCCTTATACAGGACCTAAAAAAACTAAAGGCGGAATTATTTATTCAGATGTTACGCAAGAAAAAATTCAGATGACAACCGTTTGTGGTTTAGTCTTGAAGATGGGTGATCTTTGCTACAAAGACAAAGATCGTTATCCCGAAGGTCCATGGTGTAAGGTCAACGATTGGATCATCTTTGGCAGATACGCAGGAAGCCGTTTCAAAATAGATGGCGGTGAAGTGCGAATTTTAAACGATGATGAAATCATCGCAACAATCAGTAATCCGGAGGATATACTGCATACGTATTAAGGAGCTAAGATATGTCAGAAACAGGAGCGCTAAATCAACAAGAAGTTGAATTAGATACAGATGGTCTACAAGACCAAGAAGTAACGATAGAACAAAAACAAGAAGAATCTACAGAACCTAAAATATATTCTGGTGAAGTAGAGCCTGATGGTACAGCTGTTAATCAACACAAAGACGATAAAGTCCAAGTAGAAATAGCAGAAGAAACCCAAGAAGAACCTAAAAAACCAAAAGACGATTTAAATCAATATTCTAAAGGTGTTCAGGAAAGAATTACTGAATTAACTAAAAGAAGAAAATTTGCAGAACGAGATCGTGACGCTGCTTTAGATTTTGCTAAAGCTGCTAAGAGAGAGCTTGATGAAATTAGAGCTAAGTTTCCAAAAGTGGAAGCTGATTATCTAAAAGAATATGAAGCTAGAGTTACTGCAGATGAGATTTCAGCACAACAAGATTTGGATAGAGCTATTCAAGAACAAGATGGAGCTGCAATCGCAAAAGCGAATCAAAAACTAATTCGTGTCGCTATTGACCGTGAGAAAGTCAATAATGCAAAGATTTTAAGAGAAGAAAAAGAACAATCTTTGAAGGCACAACAAGTTTCTCAACCAGTAGAAAACCAACCGCAGAACACACAACAACCTGTAAAACCTTCAGAAAAAGCGCAAGCTTGGGCTGAAGAAAATCCTTGGTTCGGTGAAGATGAAGTCATGACGGATGCTGCATTTGCACTAGATAAAAAAATCAAGAGTGAGGGTATTGTGGGAGACTCAGAGATGTACTATAATGAACTTAATAGGCGCTTGAAAGAGTATTTCCCGGGTAAGTTTTCTGTTGAGGAAAATAAACCTACGGAGCAAAGGAAACCCGTCCAAACCGTTGCTTCCGCACAGCGCAATCAATCTGGACGCAAAACTGTGAAACTCACCAAGTCACAGCTGGCTGTTGCTAGAAGATTAGGGGTGTCACCAGAGGATTACGCGAAGTACGTTAAATAAGGAGCTAATATGAAAAAAGAACTGAAAACGACGTCGCGCGAGTCAGAGGTTAGATCCAAGGAAACTAGGAAAAAACCGTGGACTCCTCCGAGTAGCTTAGACGCACCGCCACCTCCAGCAGGGTTTAAACACCGATGGCTGAGAGCAGAGAGCATGGGATTCCAAGATACTGGAAACATGTCAAAAAAACTTAGAGAAGGTTGGGAGCTTGTTAGAGCAGATGAGTTAGAAAAACAAATCGGTCCTAATGATTACCCAGTTATCTCAGAAGGAAAAAATGCGGGCGTAGTTGGCGTAGGAGGCCTTGTGTTGGCAAGGATACCGGAAGAGATTGTGGAATCGCGAAAAGAATACTTTAGTTCAAAAACTAAAGGACAAATGGATGCGGTTGACCAAGATCTTATGAAGGAACAACGACCTGAGATGCCAATCAATATTGAAAGGCAATCTCGAGTAACCTTCGGTGGTAGCACTAAGAAATAATTTTTTAGTAAAAGCCATCGGGTTATTAAACTAAACACTTAACTAAGGAGTAAAAAATATGGCTAATCAAAGTGGAAACTTTGGCTTGAGACCTTCTAGAATGTTAGGTGGAACTCCGTTTAATAACTCACAAAACAGATACAGAATATTGAAGAACTACGGTACTGCAATATTCCAAGGCGACCTAGTTGCAGCAAGTGATAATGGAACTATCATTAGAGCTACTGCTACTACTAACCCTGTTGTTGGAGTATTTAACGGTGTATTCTACACTGACCCTACAACTCAAAAGCCTACGTTCAAAAATTATTATCCAGGTACTGTAAGTGCTAACGATATTATTGCGAACGTAATCGATGACCCAAATGTGGTTTTCGAAATCAAAGCAGATGAGACTTTTGCAAATGGCGATCTATTTGCCAATTACAAAATCACTGCTACAGCAGGGGACACTGCTTCAGGTTCTTCAAGAGAATCATTAGATGTATCGACTGCAGACTCTTCGTCTACATTCGTATTACAGGCTATTGATATTTCTCAAGATCCTGACAACAGTGATCAAGCAACATCAAACGTTAACGTACTTGTTAGAATCAACGCACACCAATACAAAGGCGGTGTTGCAGGGATTAACGGGTAATTAGAATAAGGAGATAAAACACTATGGCTATATCAAGAGCACAGCTAGTTAAAGAACTAGAGCCAGGTTTGAATGCTTTATTCGGCCTGGAATATGACAGATACGAAAACGAACATGCAGAAATCTTCACTCAAGAAAACTCAGACAGAGCTTTTGAAGAAGAAGTAATGTTATCTGGCTTCGGCTCAGCACCAACTAAAAACGAAGGTGCGGCTGTTGTATTTGACGATGCAAAAGAAAGTTTCACTGCAAGATACACGCACGAAACTATCGCTTTAGCATTCGCAGTTACAGAAGAAGCTATTGAGGATAACTTGTATGACAGATTAGCTGCTCGTTACACAAGAGCATTGGCAAGATCAATGGCTAACACTAAACAAGTGAAAGCTGCTGCGGTCTTAAACAATGGTTTCGACACTGCTAACGGCGGTGACGGACAGCCTCTATTATCTGATGCGCACCCACTTGTAACAGGTGGAACGTTCAGAAACGAGTTAGCAACTGCTGCGGACTTATCTGAAACATCATTAGAACAGTCGTTAATCGATATTGCGGCTTTCGTTGATGAAAGAGGACTAAAAATCGCTACTCAAGGTAGAAAATTGATTATTCCAAAAGAATTACAATTTACTGCTGAGAGAATCTTAAAGTCACCTTTAAGAGTTGGTACTGCGGATAACGATATCAACGCGATGCAGAGCATGGGAATGATCCCAGAAGGATACAGAATCAATCATTTCTTGACTGATACTGATGCTTTCTTCATCATGACTGATGCACCTAATGGTCTTAAACATTTCGTAAGAGCACCATTAAGAACTGCAATGGAAGGTGATTTTGACACTGGTAACGTAAGATTTAAAGCTAGAGAAAGATACAGCTTCGGCTTCTCTGACCCTAGAGGAATCTTCGGTTCACCAGGTGCTGCGTAATATTTAATTACACCTCACCACAAAAGGGGCGGAGTTTACTTCGCCCCTTTTTTTATGTAATATATATTCACTATACAAAATTAACTTTGGATACAGACGCGTATAGTCGACGACCTAGAGACTGTATTCAAATAACTAGGAGCTAAATATGGCACAAACTACTTTTACAGGTCCAGTAAAATCTATTAATGGTTTCATCGGCGCAGGTGTAGGAATGGTAGAAACTCTTACATCAGGTGCAGTAACTGTTGCGGATCACGCTGGCAGAGTCCTTGGTATCGGATCAGATACTGATGGAAAATTAACTTTACCGACAATCAGTGCGGCAGCAGCCGGTACAACTGATGAGAACGGTTTAAACTCAGCAAACAACTTAGGTGCATCATTCACTTTCGTTTTAACTGCTGATGCAACTGACTTAGATATCAAAACTGACGGAACTGATAAATTTATTGGTAAAGTAAATACAGTTTCAACTAACGCTACTACTGGAGCAGTATCTTCATTCGTTCCAGCTGCTACTAATGACGTAATCACTTTAGACGGTGATGTTAAAGGTGGTAAAAAAGGTAGTGTGATTAAAGTTACAGCAGTGGCAGATAACGTTTATCAAGTAGAAGGTGAATTAGTAGGTACTTCAACTTCTGATGCAAACGTGACTCCATTCGCTGACGCATAATTTAACTAGGGCTCCTTCGGGAGCCCTAAAATAAGGAGCTAAAATGGCATTTAAAAGTGATATACAAGCTACTAGATCAACTGCTGCAGCAGGAGCTACTGCGATAGTAGCACCTCCAGTAAGACTAAGAGGTATTATAATTGCTTCTAGCGGCGGTGGAGA